TAATGAATCGGAAGAACAGCAGACCATGCTCAATTGGATCAATGTCTGTAATGCCAAGAGCGTAGCAAAGCAGCGAACCTGCTGCAGAACCACGACCAGGACCAACCATGATGTCTTCTTTCTTAGCCCACGCAATCATAGAGCGTACGACTAGGAAGTATGGACCAAAGTTCTTGTCCTTAATAATTTCGAGTTCTTCATCTAGACGGTCTAGGTATTCCTGCTTTGTGTCTAGACCCTTTTCACGAAGCCCCTCTAGTGCCAAAGTATACAGTTCCTCGTTTGGATTCTGATACTGCACAGGCAAAAGGTCTAGGTGGTCTTGGATGTCATAGTCTTCAATCTTGTTAACAATTTCAACAGTGTTGTCATACATGTCTTGACGAGTGATACCCTGGGCACCCATGGCGTTGTGCATCTCTTCATCAGAAAGTAGGTGAATCTCAAACTTGTTAAATGACATCTGACGGTCTGCACCATACAGGTAATCTAGTTTGTCCATCAAGTTCTCGTACTTGGTAGAGCCTTCGTAAGTAGCACCCTTTTCAGCCTTATTTGAATATGAGTTTAGGATTAGTTTAAGTTCCTGGATCTCTTTCTGGCTTGGGTCAGAGTGGTGGCAGTCTGGAGTTACGATTGGCTTAATACCGAATTCGTCCGCCAGAGCCAAAATAACGTCATTAATTTCTTTAGGGTTGTGTGGCATTACTTCTATGTAGTAATCGTCTCCAAACGTCTCCTGTGCCCACTGAAGGTGGGTTTTGGCAGCAGCCAGGTTGTCTGACTCAATTGCTTTGGCTAGGTAGCCAGATAGGCAGCCAGAAGTGATGATTAGTCCCTCTTTGTACTGCTCTAGAATCTTCCAGTCCATACGAGGCTTCTTGTAGAAACCCTCTGTCCAGGCAAGTTCATTAAGTTTGTTAAGGTTCTCTAGCCCCTTGGCATTCTTAGCAAGAATAATCAAGTGGTTGTAGTTAAGGTCTAGAGGGTCATTCTTTTCCTTCTTGTCTTCGTGATCGAAGCGGTCATTTGCAATGTACCCCTCGATTCCAAGAATAGGTTTGATGCCTGCAGTCTTTGCAGCACGGTACATCTCACGGTGCCCAGATAGCGAACCGTGGTCTGTGATGGCAATGGCTGGCATACCAAGTGCTACAGCCCTGTCCACATATTCCTGTGGTGTCGCAATACCATCGAAAAGCGAGTAGTGAGTGTGAACGTGAAGTCCAGCGTAACTCATATATAGTTTCCTTTATTTGTTTGAATGATGTTTTAAAATTATGACATATTTTAGAGAGGTTGTCAATACCTAGAAAGAAAGATGGGGGCTTTCGCCCCCACCAGTCTTAATTAATTACCAGTCGATGTTTGAAGAGGTGACTGATGAACCTGACTCAAAGCCGAAGTAGAAATCTTCCTGCTCTGCGTATGTTACCTCACGAACAACCTTCTCAAGGTTGAAGAACTCGTAAGATCCCCAGTTGAATGGTTCTGAGTCTGGACCAGTTGGAATCAAGGTGTAGTTGGTTTCAGTTCCCTGACCATTACGCTTGATCTTCCAAGTTAGGTTTGAGATAGATCCAGTCTCTAGTGCATACTCACGAATAGTGTTGAATGCAGACTGCTTGCTGATACCCTGCGACCACACAGCAATGTATGGGTCTTCGGTGCCATCGTCAACTAGCACGTTGCAGTAGAAACGCATACGTGCTCTCCAACCAGCCTTTGGCTCCTTACGAGCCATCTCACAGCCGTAGCAGCGACCCTCTGTGTCCTGAGTACAAGCAGCCTTACGCTTGTAGTCCTTTGGGTTCTGGTGCTCTGAGATTACTACTGCAAGACCACGTGCTTCTGCATAAGTTGCACTGTCTTCATCCAGTTCCTCAACGAAACGGATCTTTGCTCCCTGTCCGTCAGCCAACTTGACCCAACGAACCTTCTGACCATTGTTTTCGATTTTTGGCTTATCCATAATTGCATTGATATTCTTTAGCCCTTTAATAACGCTCATTTTTTCTCCTTAATTTATCTTGGTGTATCATTGTAGCATAGCAGCGATAGACTTGTCAAATGATTCATCAAGATTCTTGATATCTTCGTCTGACATATCGCCAATATCCTTATATTGTTTATCTAATTTGATAACAGTAACACGAGCACCCAATCTCTCTACGATCTTGGTCTTCATGTTACCGCCTGCTTCATCATTGTCTGCAATAACTATGATGTTATTGAAGTATTTCTTGAGTAGGTCTGTTTGTATATTGGATACGTTTGCACCCAATGTCGCTACCGCTGGGAAACCGCACTGGTCTAAGCGAATAGCATCGAAAGATGATTCTACCACATAAACCTTTCCTGCGGTCTTCACACGGTGTAGGTTGAATAGGACTTTGCTCTTTGGCAGCCCTGGAGTATTCTTAAAATCTTTGCCCTCAATGGAGCGACCAACAAAGCCAACCTCCATGCCGTCTGGTGAGTGTACTGGAATAGTTACCATATCTTGCTTCTCAGAGAAGCCTAGAGAAAACTTCTTAACAGACTCTTCCGTAATCAGTCTTCCAGAATAGTAACGCATAGCACGTGGTGAATCCACTGCCTGCTGGTTGAGACGCTTGATGATAACCTGGTCATACTGTGTATACTCTGGCTTAACGAACAGAGCCTTGTTTACAATCTGCTCGATGTCTGTTTCGGTTTCTTTAGACTTTATGTATCTGACAGACTCGAAATATGTTCTCCCAGAGGTGTGCATAATAAACTCAGTTAGGTCTGCAATCTTCTGGCAAGAGAAGCAAAAGAATGTTCCATTTACCTTATCGATTTCTCCAGCAGGCGAACGGAAGTTGTTGTGGTATGGGCAGAAGATGATGTAGTCAGAATCTACTTCTGACTCGATCTCGATTCCTGATCCAACGAGGATTCTTCTAATTTGTTCGGCTGTGTATAAATCACCTGTGTGCCGTCTATTCCCACTACGCATTCAATCTTCTTCTTTCCTAGGTATGTTCCATATATCGATATCTTAAAGGTAAACGTTTCTGTCTTCTTATTATATTTTATTGTAAAGTCTGGGTCAATGTCAAGTCTTTCAGCATACCCAGATTCTTTCATTTGTTGCCTAAGTAGTCTAGTATACTCTAGTCTCAATCTAGGAATTGCTGAATCGTCATGGATCTCTCCATTCAGAAAGAATCTTTTAATAGACTTGTGGTGTGAATTAACCATAGTCTATTATAGCAATTTGTTTTACTTATCCTCAAAGTCTTTGTACTTGTACCAGCCCTTGTCGAAGTCTACCTGGACCAAGAACTCACCCATAAATCCGTTACGGTTCTTACGGAACACACACTCAAGAATGTCTGAGTTTGTTCCACGTCCTAGAGCAAGTACCCAGTCAGCATCGTACGCAATCTGTCGTGACCATGCGGTCTGACCTAGAGTAGGAACAGTATCTAGTTTGGTAACATCATCTGGAGTAGCAGATGAGATAGCAATGATAGGCATCTCTTCGCTAATAGCCATAAGTTTTAGTTCACGAGAAAGGTTCTTCATACGTACCGTCTCGTTGTCTGACTTCTGGTTAGGTGACATCAACTGTAGGTAGTCTACGATAACTAGGTCTGGCTTGTACTGATCGATCTTGCCTCTAATAACGCTTGGCGTTACTTCTCCACCTGAGTCGTTTGAGATGATGTGGAACTCTGGCTTGCCAGCAAGTTCCTTTGAGTGCCAACGCTTAAGGTCGTCAATCTCTACCTGACCGTTAGAAAGTTTACGGTGTGACCAAAGACCCTCACCCATGATTGCGAATACACGGTTACGAACTTCTGTCTCACTCATTTCAAGAGAGATGATTAGTGGTGACTTGCCTTGCTTCCATGCCTGTACCGCCATATAAAGGGCAAACCAAGACTTGCCGATACCTGGGTAGGCTAGGAAGACACCCAACTGTCCTGGAGTAATACCAGCAGGTAGGTAGTTGTCAAAACCTGGCAAACCAGTCTTGATACCGATAGAGCCAAGTGCCTGCTGTCGTGCAAGGTTCTCAAAGTATGCTACGGCTGAGTCAAGATCTGTTGCATCAATGTCACGAATGACTGCGGTATTCTTCTTGAGTTCTGAGGTCTTGGCAATGATTGTCTCTAAGGCATCTGCACTGTGTCCAGCCTGTACGTCTGCAGCAGCAGTTCTAAGGAGTTCCTTAACGCTGTCATTTAGAAACTCTCCCTGTAGTTCTTCTAGGTGATACTTGGTAGCACCAACGCCCTCCATAGGAGTGAAGTCACGGAACTTTTCTACAACCAGAGATACTGGTGGCACTGACTGATTAGTCTCAGAATAGTTTCTGATAAACTGCCAGATGTCTTTGTGCGTACGGAGGATGTTCTCTACGTTCGCTTGTAGCAATACGTGTACCTGCTTATCCTGCAGTACCGCTGAAATTAGTTTAGCCTCTATATTACTCATTTAGCCACTCCTTAGCCAGTCTACGGCGTTCGGCTCTCTCCTTGTTGTCTTGGTCTAGTTGGTTACGCTTGTCGATTATATCGTGAGCATAGTTAGCAAAATACTTCCATGCTGGTTTTTGTGCAACGCTGAAATAATATTCTAGCAGATCGTAGCAGAAAGGTAAAGTGTAGGATTCGATAAGTGCATCGGCAGCCCACTGCTCGACATTTAAATTAAGTGTGGCTTTTTCCTCGTAGTGCTTGGTGTGTAACTTAGCATAGCGACTGAGCAAAGCCATTCGGTCTTTGCGGTCAGCCATTACTTGCCTTCGATCTCGCCTTGGGCTTCTGCAACCTTCTCTTGGAGTTTAGCCTCTACAAAAGAATACACACGTTCGAAAGCGTCATTAGTATTTTCGCCCTCACGCTTGTTGTCTGTAACAGATAGGTCAATTCGCAGTGACTGGAAGTTGCCTAGGTTTAGCGTATAGCCAAGCCCAATAGTTACCTTAGTGTCTTCGTTATTCATACCCTGTTCCTTTCAAGAACAATTAAATTGATTCAGACCAGATGGGTATAAAGCGTCCATCTTCGGTCCTTGTATATGTAAGTATACCATCACCCATACGCCTTGTCAACTCCTGTCTTGTGGGAGTTACTGCATTGGTGATCAGACCATCTTTACGAGGTCTTCCCATGTGGTAGGTAGCAAGTATATCACGAATTTCATGTACCTGGGACTCAGAGTAATAACTTCTTACCTGCCATCCTGTGGCACCGCCCTTCTGTGAGCCTGTAGGGTGTGGGATTACTCCACGCTTCATCAAATAGGGCATATACTTTTTGTGTCTATTAACTAGAATTGCTGTCTGACCAACTGTGTATGCTCGTTGACGGTTCTTCTTAAAATCACTAATAAGACAACTTTCAATCTGATCCTTGTTGATATTGTAAACAGACATGATTCCGTTTGACTGATTCAGGTGGTGGGTTCTTACAAGATCTCCATTTAGGAACCATACATTTTTACTTGCCTGAATGACTGGGGCATCGTTGTATCCCTCTTCGGAGATTGTACCCTTTTTAGAACTTGCCATGGTATCAACCGTTTGAAGGCATACCGACAGCAATAATGTTTACACCAACAGATAGGTTTCCATTGCTTCCGAATCTAACGACTCCATCAATTCTTCCAGTGGTGATTCTCTTAATTACTACCGTCGCACTGTTTCCAACATCAGTCGTTCCGTAGTTAAACACTGTTGCGGTTACGATTGGAATTCCAGAGAAGTCGCTATCGAACTCGTAAGAGAACTCCTGCTCATTTCCAGAGTTTACAGAGCGGTTGTTTGCAACATTGATGTGTGCTGCAACCATTCTTACTTCTGAGTTCTTGAGACTTTGCTTTCCCTGTGCAGGTGTGTCAATGGTCACAAACTTGTAGTTTGTTGGAACAACCTGGATAGCGAGATCATTAATAGCGTTAGCCAACTGATAGATGTAAGATACGTCTAGCGGTTGTCCTGTTTGTGGTAGTGGTATTTTTGCCATAGTCTTATTATAGCAGATGTCAGGACTCTTGTGTATCCTGAACAACAAAGATTGGTGACCAGGCAGAAGATCTGTTTCTGTCCTCTGAAACTATACGATATCTAACTATATAGTTTGTTTCTCCATCTTGCAATGGTGGAAGTTCTTCTGTTGGAACTAGAATATTTTTAATTATCTCAGCCATTAGACCACGTCCATAGCAAATCTAAACTCGACGAAGTTCTTGGTGTTTGGCTCTTTGATCACAGTTCTAGCATAGTCAGTCTTAACAACAGAATATCCTACTAGCCCATATAGAGGGTTTTCGCTAGAAACGTTCTCAAGTCTTAGTCCATCTAGATTAACGTAGTATCTAGGTGATGGTTCATCATCTGAGTTAATAACGGTTGCAAACACTCTAACTACTGATACATCTGACCATCCAAAGTTTGGTGCTTGATAGATTTCTGATATCTCCTTAGATACCACGAAATACCTGTCAGTATCAAATGAGTTCTCTACGTCGTTCTCTAGAACAATATCAAATGTTGCATTTTTGTTTGCAACAGAGTCAGCCTCCAGGCTTAGGAACTCAACACGGATAAGAATCTTCTGAATCTCTTCACCAACATTTGGACCAACAATGCCATCAGCAATGCTGAAAGCCAAAGACAATTTGTCTGATGGCGAATTCTTGGTTATGTCAAAACTTGTTCCTGTTAGATGGATGTGCGGAGTTGCAGTTGTGGTTGCATCAATAACTCCATTTGTCTCAGATAGGTCTGAGTAGTCTCCACGAATACCAATAACGCTGTTTAGGAATCTTGGCTGTTCGTATCTTGCAACTCTTTCTGTCTGCAAAAGAATTGGGTTGTTTGCTTTTGATATAAAGGTTGTTCCATCTAGAGCAGAGGTTCCTAGTGCTTGCACAACTGTGCCGTGGTCCATCCAACCTTCTGATTCTGTAAACTTAATCATAACCTTGCTGTCTGTTGTGTTTGCTGTTGGGTTAGATCCAGCAGAGTACACTCCGATCTCTGAAATCTCGTAACGCTCTTCTGTTGGAAGTTCTGCAGTAAATACAATCTTTGACACGCCATCTTCTACCACATATCCACGAGAGATAACTGGCACTCTAAACATCTCAAAGTCTAGGCTTGTCTTTTGTGCAAAGGCTTCCTTCTGCTCGGTAGTGAAGGCTCCATCTTGTGAGTCGATTGGGTTTGGTCCACAGCCAACTGCGATGTGCGAAGCGTATGCTGGTGACTGACCAATCAGATACTTGGCTAGAATTGTTTTTCCCTTGTTTGTAATCATGTATTCTCCTTAGTATATTGTACCATTAAGAAGTTCTCCAGTTGATAGAATTTGTACCTCTACCTGCTCGTCACCCTGCATGTTGGCTAACTGGATCAGAATGCCCTCGTCTGAGATAGACACGTTCTCGGTTATGCTCTGTGGAACCTTTTCGTCCAGCCTAATCGGAAAGTTATTAAAAAACTTGTCTGATGTATTTGGCAAGAAGATAATGTTCTGTGGGTTATACTCTGTGTATAGTTCCTTGGCATTGCTTATTGGTTGGTATACAACATTCTGACCATTAATAGTGTCGCTTCTGGCAATGTTGATTAGTTCTTGCCCACCGATATTCTCCAACACAAGTGCTGTCATTACCTCTACTGGGTATGGAATATCTGTAACTGCACGAACTACGTCTGGGGTTGCAACCTTTACGGCACCCTTAGACGTTGTAGGCGTTGACTCTGGTACGTTAGGTGTTGATGAAACTCCTGCCATTTTACACTACCTCGCTCAGGTAAACGGTCATCTCTGGTCCGTCTCCGCTTCTCTTGTACTCAATACTATACACCACGAACCTCTTTCCATCTGCAGAGAACTGCTCTACGTTATCTGAGACATAGTCCAAAGACACAACATCTCCAAGTTGAATTGTTGGCATTGCGAATATCTTAACACCAACAGATTTTCTAGGCTTCATGGTCTTTGATATCAGCCATTCCATAAGGTTGGTTGCTGCATCCTGAGACTGAATATATGGTGGGTCAATGGCAAACTCTTTCTTTCCGCTTGTCATTCTGCTAAACTTTATGCCCTGATATGCTTCCTTGTACTTTAGTGGAGACCTAATTGTTCCATCTGTCTCGAACTGTGGGTCAGAGAAATCGCTATTGTTTGAGAAGTATTCGTCTACAGTTAGTTCGTGTTGCGACTCTTGAGTAAAGGTGACACCCTGAATTCTTAAGTAGTTTCCGCTGGTGTCGTCTAGGAGTAGTTGTGTATCTGTGGCATTGAAAACCAAGAACTCTGCTCCATATGCACCTGCCGTAAATCCAGATACGGAATACCCCTTTACCTTGTTGAATGTTGGTGACAATTGTGCGTACAGTGCTGGATATGCCTTGTCATACTTAACGTTAAAGTAGGCTGCTTCACGCATGATGGTTCCAAACTCTTCAAAGTATATGTTGTACCTAGGTGGCTCAGATGGACTGATTCCAGATAGGTATGTTGACTGGATCATTCCGCTCATGGCGTACTTTCTCATTGACTCGCTGACGTCTACCTCTGGGTCTCCATAGATTTCGTGGATTGGCGTGTCTAGTCCAAACGATGTGTTCTGGCTATAGTTGTTTGCAATAGCAAAAACATTTTCAAACATTACCCTGGCAGATCCTCTTACGAATAGTGCAACGTTATTGTAGGTAACAATCTTGTTGTCTGGACCCAACTCTGGACTAGTGTCGTCAACCACTGTGAGAAGTCTTCCATTTAGATATAGGTAGAATCTTAGTGCTGAACCAATGTTCTCGTACTCAACAGACAGGTCGTAAACAGTTATCTTGCTATCTGATGCAAGTCTTGACTTTCCTGTTAGGCTTCCAGAGTCTGATATGATTTCTGCGTTGCCACCCCATAGTTTGATTGGGACTGCTATATCTCCTGGCAATGCGTTCTCTGAAGGCTTTGATAGTTTGTAGAACAAGATGTTGTTTATCGCTCCACCGTCTCCATCTGCGTATGCATTTGCATCTGCTGCTGTTAGGCTTATCAACTCAAAGTAGTATCCGTTATTGGTTTCTGGATTAATAGAAATTGCTAGACCGCCAGAGGATCCACCGATAACAACATCCTTGTCTGGCTGCTTCGGGTTGATCTCGTAGTATGGGTTTGCCCCAACTGGAGTTTGAGACCTTGTCTTGCTGTCTTCAATCTTTCCAATAATTCTCATTCTAGTTCCAAAGTGCTTAAACTTGTTTGCTAGTGGTTTGTGTACATAAGAAATAAAACTGATTGGGTTCTGGTTATTTGCAAATGCTGGTCCATTCATAACTAGAGCAGACGACTGAACTGTTCCTGGCTCAGTGACCTTGAGGTTGTTTATGGTTGACTCCTTGTTTGAGAAGTAACTCATAAAGTTCTTTACAATACTATTTCTAGTTGTCTTCTGAGCAAAAAGATTGCTAGACACCTTATCGAAGGTTGTTCCTGTCTTTCCATAGAAAGGCTCTTGTCTCTTTGTATACAGAACAACTGTGGTGTTGTTTAGTGGTACAGAGATAGTCTTATCTACCGTGAAAACTTCTCCATCGGTAATTGCCAGGACTCTTGGTAGTGCACCTGGAGCAAACGCACCAGGACCAGAAGAGATTTCTACCGTTTGCCCCACCTTAATATTCTCCGTGCTGACAACAGTAATTGACTGTCCAGATGATGCTGCTCCAGAGATTTCGATACGATCATCCTGATAGAATAGTTGTGCTGGGTCCATGGCTACGCCCTTTACGTTGGCATTGTCTGACCAATAACTAGACAGACCAGAACTGTGCTCAACTATAGGGGTGCCAAACTGACCACGACCGTGCTTTGCGACATCTCCACTTACCATAGCAGTTGTTCCATTTGGAAGCACCTCATAGTTTGGAATAGCAAAAATTCTTACACGACCAGTCGGATACATCTTGCCATTGAACGGAAGTTTAGAGAAATAGTTTTGGTACTCTTGTAGATTCGTTATCCATACGTTACCATCTACAACTCCAGGTACGCTATACTCAATTGCATCGTATCGGATTACTTCTCCATTTGCGTAGAAGTATCCGCTGTATCTTCCTAGCCACTGGATGGCTTCTCCGAAATCAAGAATGTTGTTGGTTAGTTGTCTGTTTACAACCTTTGGGACCTCTGCCGTCAAAGTGCTATTTATTGGGATTGCTGATAGAACATATGCAGACTGGTCCGAGGTCTTCTCATTGATTGACTTTACGTTCCCAGAAGCAGATACCTGCCAAAGCAATGCTGGCTGATAAATCCAGGTTCTGTCTTTGTCTGTTAGCATTGCTTGTCTGAGAGATCCCATAGCCCTTTGAATATAGCGTGTAGTATAGGTTATCTTTCCTGCGTTATACACTGTGCTGTCTGATGAGGCTATGTCGATAATGTTTGAAAGTTTCTGAGATGTTCCCTGATTTTTGACAACACCACTGCTGGTCTGATCCATGCTTCCAGAAACAACAGCATCTGTTGCCCTGTCATCTTCTGTTGGCATAATGTAGTTTTTGCTCATCATTATAAAGTTATTGTACTCGTCAAAGAACATGGCTGTCTGGGTTGACACCGCTATGTTTTGGAGAACTTCTGCCACAGTCTGGTTAGGAGCAACAAAGAAAAACGGAATGATTGTTTCCTGTTCATCTGCTGTCTTTAGGAACGAGTAGTTTGAGAATCCGATAGAGTCTAGCACAAGGCTGGTAGCATAACTTACTGATGCATTTTGAATTAGCAGTTCTGGTGCCTTGATTGACTCCAGGTAAAAGAACAAGTCTCTAATGGATACCTTTACGGTTCTGTCCTTGCTAGAGAAGTCTGGCTTTGACTCAGAGTACATTGTCTTGATTGGCACGTAGAAATCTGACAGCCCAGAGTCTGTCTCAACATCCTCAACGATCTCGTAGAATGAAAACTTGATGTTGTCATACTGGTATCCAGAGATAATGCTGTCTGAATTGTTTTCATTAAAGATTTGTTCAGGGTCGAACATTCCGATAGATCCAGTAGACGCTAGCAACTGCCCCACAGGCATACCGCTAATACCAATATCAGATGCTGACTTCTTGATGTCAAAGTCTGTAATCATGTCGCTGATGTCTGCTGTTAGTCTTGGCGATATCTCAATAATGTCTAGCGTGGCATACTGAACGTTCATTGTTTCTGCAACGACACGGATACCACGAATCATCTCAAACTCTCTATACTTTGCAGAGTTTGTGGTGGTTGTATATTTCTGTGGCGATGATAACTTAGACACAAAAGCAGTATTGTTTGTGATGTTGTCTTCATTTAGATACCAGCCATACCTTGCAGCGAACTGCTTGTAGCCAGAAGGAGTCATTATAAAGAATGTTCCAATGTCATTTACAGAACTTTTTACTAGGTAGGCATTACCCAAGAACTCGTTTGCTGGCAACAATGATTCATCGTATATTTCACCAACGTACTTGAATGAGCGTCTGTATTGATCTGGAATGATTGGTCCGTATGCAAGTTCTACGTGACCGTCTGGTCCAATTGGGTAAGAGCCATCTAGCCTTCTTGACGTTTCGTCAAACTGGATTGCATCGTACCAAGTATTGTTTGTCAGATATTGGATCTTCCATCTTACTGGGGTCTTCTGGTTTTCGTATCCAAACATTGGGTCTGGAAAAGATCCAGATTCATTTTGAAATGGTCCTAGGTCTACCGTTCCAACCCCAGTCTGCATCTTCACAACAATCCTGTTTGCTGGGACAGCGTCTTTATAGACCACGAATGGTGCTGCATCGTCAATATAAAACTTACCATTGATGTTCTGGTTTGCTATTCCACGATCTATATTGATAGATGAGTTAGCGATTGACGACTCTGTTCTGTATGAAGACCAGTATTTGAAGATGTCGTTTTTTGAAGACATGTAGAATCTTGGTCTGTTAGACATGTCTGAATTGGTGTGGTGGAGGTTAACTCCATTCAAAAACTTAGCCTTATTAATTCCAGATCTTGGTCTGAACTTTCCAAAACAATCTTCTAGAGAGTATAGCAACTTTTCTTTTTCTTTTGTAGAAAGGAATAGTACTGGGACCTTGTTGCCTTCTGGATCCAAGTAGTCTTCAAAGCCACCGTCGATAGTTATGTCTGCCTCGGTAGCACCTGTGTACTGCTTAATTTCTAGGTTGGCATCCGATGGGTCGAATGTAGAGTCTATTGGGTTGTGTGGCGAACCACTGTCTGTTGGTCTGTACCGATAGTTTCCAGCCACAGAGATGTTTCCTGGAATGTTCATGTTCCATTCTGCTGTAACTAGTGATTTTAGTTTTACAGAAGAACTTTGCTCTAGGTGATTTTGAAGGTTTACATCAAAGAACATTTAAACCTCTTCCAGCGTTAGACTTACATTCCATAGGTCGTGGTTGCTACCGCCTCGCTTTTGCACAGAGTAGGAGAAGTCAGAAAAGAACATCTCGACTACCTGGTTATACTCCGACAGTCTTGAATATTTGCTTGAAGAAAAGTTGTCTGGCTTATCGTACGCAAGGTATACCCAAAATGAACCAGTGTTGTTCTCGTACCAATCTAGCAACTCTGCTCCACCTGCTCCACCATCTGCAGTATATTGGTCTCCATATTGCTTGGTTCCAGTTTCGTCAAATTCTGGACTTGCTGAAAAAGATCTTGATGGTAACATTGACCATGAAAGAGTAATTGATAGTTTGTCAGCAATGTGGTATGATCTCATTCGACCATTGACCATACGCTCACGCTTTTCTATTCTTGTAATCTTTGCTTCGATCGGACCTCTATTGTGGTCAGACAGGATGACAAAAGTTTCTCCAGAAGATTGCTCAGAGCCGATCTCATATCCGTCTGGGACACGCTTTCCATTCTCAAGAATAACTCCAGGATTATCTGCAAATAGGACTGCCTGTGGACGAGCATACTTCTGTCTACCGCTCATGTATGTTGCGTCTGCCATTAAAGTCTTACTCCTCTTATCTGCTGCGAGTTAACCTGTCTAATCTGAGTCATTACTGTTCTTGCAATATCGTCTGCGTTAGCGTCTGACTTGACATTTACGTTTAGGTTATAATTATTATACACTGAATTGCTTGTCTGTGCTACGCCTGATTTGGTTGATACAGACATGTCATCAACTGCAAACTGTGGATCTCTCAGAGTTGGCAACTTAAACTGACCAGCATTAATCTTAGACATCATGTCTAGACCGTACTTGTTGACAGCCTCCTTGCGGATAACGTACTCTCCTGGAGTAAGCATAGCACTAACAACATCGCCATTTCCAATACCTGGAACCCCACCACCAACGCTTCTGCGGATTACTCCACCATTGTTTTTATCGTTCTTATCTCTTGCATCCTTGTTACCCTGAGTAAATCCACGTACAAAATCATCCCAGCCGCTGGCAAGACCTCCCCAGAAACCATCCCAGATGCCCTTTGCCCAGTTGGCAATCTTGGCTGGAAGACTTGTGATCCAGTTCTTTAGGTCCTCAGCCTTATCTCCAAGGAATTTTCCAAAGTCTTGAATCCCATTCCAAAGATCTGAAGCCCACTTCTTTATTCCATTTGGAAGATCTACTGTGAACCAAGTCTTAAACTTATTCCATTGCTCTGTTAGCCAAGGACCAATAGCCTGAATGTTTGACCAGATGGTTGCTGCCCAAGTTTTAATTGCATTCGGAAGCGTAACTGTTAGCCAGGTTTTGAAGTTTTCCCATTGAGTTGCCAACCAAGCACCAACATCCTGCATTCCCTGCCAGACACTAGCACCCCACTCTCCGATTGCAGTTGGAAGAGTGACCGTCAACCAGGTCTTAAAGTTCTCCCATTGAGTTGCTAGCCAGGCACCAACGTCCTGCATGCCTTGCCATACACTGGCACCCCACTCTCCAATTGCAGTTGGTAGATCTACGGTTAGCCAAGTTTTGAATTTTTCCCATTGTTCTGCTAGCCAGTCTCCAAGATTCTGTAGTTGACCCCATATATAACCTGCAGCATATCCAATGTTATAAGGCAACTCTGAAAGCCATGTAGTAAACTTTGTCCACTGCTCTTCTAGCCAACCAGGGATGCTTTGGATTCCCGACCAAATATTTCCTGCTGTGGTACCAATATTTGTTCCAAGTTCTCCTAGCCATGTTGTGAACTTTGTCCACTGCTCTCCCAGCCAGGCACCGATGTCTTTGATTCCAGACCAGATATCTGCTGCTGCTGTTCCTATCTTACCACCCAGTTCTCCAAACCAAGTAGACATGCTGGTCCACTGTTCTGATAGCCAGGTTCCCACGCTTCCAATAGCAGTGTCCCACCAATTTGGCTCTGCCTTTGGTGGCTTTACTGTTCCTCCGCCACCACCTGGCATTGTTACTGAAGACATTCCTGATGTTGCCGATGGCGAAGTTGAAGATGAAGATCCTCCACCGCTACCACTTCCTGCACCTGCAGATCCAGTTGTCTTAACTGTGTCTGTTGCAGTTACTTTTGCACCAGGAAGTTGTGCTGCTGTATCTCCAGTAACCTTCTTAATGGTGTTCTGAATAATGTCATAGGTTGTTGAGTATGTTTTACCATTTACTTCTGCCCACTTTTCCTTAATGCCATTAACAATTCCTTCAACGTTTCCGACAGAGGCAAGATACTTTGTGCTGTTTACTTCGGCAAGACCTACTTCACTTGCAATAGTTTGCCAGTCAGTTTTGCTTTTACCGTCTAGCCTTAGTTGCTCTACAGCATTGTCTCTAAGAATAGTTGCTTGACGTACACGTTCACGTGCTGGCTCAATGCTCTTTTCTTCTAGATCAAATATTTGCTTCTTGTACCCTGCAATTTGCTTTTCAATTTGCTCTCTGGTTAGAGTCTGCTTGACACCATCGATAGTTGCAACGGTACTTATTGCACCAAGGTCTGCCTGACGCTGTGCCTCGATAGCCTTTCTCTGTTGCTCTAGGGCTACCGTGGCTTCTTGCTGAGAGTATTCCTGTGCAGCACGTGCAGCAGAAGCGATGTCACCCTGGGTAAGTGCTTCTGCAACTCCAAGTTGGCTCTTCTGCAAAGAAAGGATTTCCTGGTTTGCGTCCTTAACCTTTTCAAGAGCCTCGATAGTCTTATCGTAAGACTCGTTAATCTTTGTCTCTTGCTCTTCAATGTCTTGTAGTCCAGCCTCATAGTCATCCATGAGGTAATCAATTCTTGCAATCTTATCTTCAGCAGACTTAATGATGTCGTTGTCTGCCTTGGTGTCTGCCTCAAACTTTAGTTGAATAGCATTTTCTTCACGTGCAAACCATTCCATGGCTCTGTCATAAATGCCGTTGAAGATTTCTGTGCTGCCCTCAGCAGTGAGGCTCTTAATAGTAAGTTCTAGGTCTGCGTCGCTTGCAGTTTCAGCAATTAGTTTCTTGAGTGCTTCGGGACTCATCTTTGGATCTAGAAGAATCTTTTCCTGAAGAGACTTGCTGCCCATCACTGTTGAAATTTGGTCTGAGTCTAGACCTGCCTTATTCTTGACAAGCGAAGAAAGTAGGTCACCCTTGTCTTTTCGTTCTGCTGCTGCCTTAGCAAGTTCTGTGTCTGCAGCAAGCAATCTCATAGCCTTGGCTGCTGCTGTTGCAGATGCTACGATCGTCTTAAGTTCTTTATCCGATAGTTGCTTGTTTGCAATTGCTGCTGCTACCGTCGCATCCTGAACAATCTCATAAGCCTGTCCTGCATCTAGACCTGCTGCAACAAGTTTGGTTACTGCTGCTGTTTGAGTCTTAAAGTTTGCTGCAACCTGCTGTTGCTTATTGACAAAGTCACCAATGGCTACTGATCTTAGAGCATCTCCAATAGACTTTGCTGCATCCTTTAGACCAGTGATGTTTCCATTCTTGATGGTAAACAACTTGTTTTTTTGCTTTTCAAATTCCTCTGCTGGCATACCTGCTATCAGAGAAATCATGTCTTCGCCAGCACCGAGTTTTCTTAGTTGGTTCTCAAGACCGTTGAAGAGTGTTAGTGACTTGTTTCCACCGAACAACTTGTTGATGGCTGTCATTGACTCTCCCCAACCGACAGTTAGTTCTGTAGAGGCTTTTCTAACGTCACGAATCTTCTTGATAAGGTCGTCTAGGGATGATGCCTGTGGACCTCCACCGCCACCACCAGTCGTTTCTGGAGTACCGCTGTCTAGTGCTACAGAACTATCCTTTTGGTCCTTGATGAGCCTCTTGCCCTCGGACATAGCCATATCTGCATACGAGCCCTTGTTGCCCTGTGCCTGCCATGCCTTAAACGCATCTTGTGCTTCCTTGGTTCCCTCAATTGAGAACTGTGTCTTGATTGCTGCAACAAGAGTTTTTTGCTCTTGCTCTGTTAGACCGTCAAAGTATGCTGCCTCTTGGTTAAGAACTGCTAGGGCATCTGCACCAATAATCTTTGCGTCAGCAGTTAGGCTGAGTTTACCATTCTTCTTGTTAATCTGCTCAATGGTATTTTCTAGTGCTTGCTGGGCAGCAGGGTTCTTTAGTAGGTATGATGCAACAACATCCACATCTACAATGTTTTGGAATCCTGCAATTTTATTAAAGAAGTCTTGGAATTCTGCTGCATCCTTGTCTGTCTTTGCAGTAATCTGCTGAATGTACTTTGTCTGTAGAGACTTGATTGGCTTACCATTCTTGTCTACAAAAGAGTTTAGTATCTGCATTGATGATGACGCAAACTTACCGCCAAATCTTGCCACAAGTTCCATGCCCTTCTGGAGTGTTCCAGGCTCATTAAACATCTCAAAGAACTTAATCATCTGCATTGGGTCGATGGCACCAGTCATCAGTTCTACCTTGAGAAGTGCCTTCTGCTCATCCGACATTCCTGAGTCATCTATGCTTTGCTGGGCTAGAGGAACCATGTCCTCGAACATTGTTCCCTTGTACTTCTTCTTGGTTGCCTTGTCTAGTCCAGACATGTAGGCATTTTTAACGTCACCCTCAAGACCGCTAAGGCTGTCTAGTATTTGTTGCTTTGTTTGAGAAATTCCAGCAACAAGTTTTTCTCTTTCTGCATAGTATCTATTTTCAAGGGCAACCGCTTCGTTGATCTTGCCCTGTACTCTGAGTTCGTTTATCTTCTTCTCGTACTGTAGATCGAAAGAATCTAGGATTTGCTGGTTTTGTTCTAGAGCAATTTTATCCGATGCTACGGCTGCACCTGTTGCAGCAGCAATTCTCTGACCTCTTCCAGCGTAGGATGCAATGCCACCAGCAATACCTCCAGAAACTGCACCAACAACTTGTCCAATGCTTCCTCCTGCTGCTGCTCCACCTGCTGCACCTGCAGCACCACCTGCAACGTTTCCTGCACCTGGAACAACAGTTCCAGCAGCACCAAGACCTACAGCACCAGCGACACCTCCTGCAACCGATCCAACAACTCTACCAATTACAGCACCAGCAGCAGCACCACCTAGGACACCTGCCGTAATTGAGCCAACATCCTTTAGAGATACTGCTCCAGACTTTATCAGACCTGCAGATGATGCAGATGTCTGGTCTACGTTCTGCTGAACAAGTTTCATTGAAACGCCAAGTGGATCCTTGTCTAGTTTCTCTCCGTTAGGTCCTACCAAGTCTGTTATCTGTGCAATAACGTTTAGACCAAAACTTCTATCTCCAAGTGCTTCTGCTACATTTGCTGCAACTGATTTTGCTTGGTCAACTGACATTGCACCTGAAATAACTGCTGTCTGTAGTTGTTCTGCCATTGATGCCATGGCTTCTTTTGTACCGCCAGTAGAAATAGCCTTCTTTACATTAGAAAGCATTCCCTTTCCTGCGTCCATTTCCATGAACGACTCGCCAAAGGTTTTCTTTCCTGTTTGGATTGGCATGACCTTAAACGCATCTTTGCGTCTTCTGTCCATAACTTCGCCAGCAGACACCTTTCCTGCTGCCTTTGAAAGTTCTTGAATGTTCTTGGTGCCTGACCCCATTGCTTCACCAAAAGCAAGGGCTTCATCCTGAGCCTTATTGAATGATGTAACTGCATAAACAATTGCAGCGGTAATTGCAGCGATTCCTAGAGCAAGAACCTTGAACTTACCTGGCACAAGTTCTATTATTGATGATGCTGCTGATAGAGCAAATGTAAAGCCCATAAGTTTTTGAGAAGTTTCTCCGACCTTGCCAGGCATCATGGAGCCAACCATTGCCAAAGAAGATGCAGCCATTCCTACCTTGCCAAGACCGCCACCTCTTGAAGTAGCAGTTTCTTTAAGTTTTTGAATTCTTTCTCTGTTAAGCAGTCTATCCTTTGCTGCAATTGCAGAAGCGTGAATCTTGTTCAGGAATCCCTGCTTCTTTACAACATTGCTTTCTTGTGCAAGGATTGCAGCCTCACGTGCTGCCTGAGCCTGTTGCTGTGCTAGAAGTTTAGCCTTAGCCTCACGTGCCTTACGCTCCCAACGCATAGCCTGAGTAACCTGACCCTCAGTCTGGTAGAGGTTTCTCTTGCTTGCCTTGATAAGTCTTTCTTTTTGCTTTAGTAGACGTTCTTCTTCTTGAAGCAACTTCTCAGACTGTCTACGCAAAGATTTTTGTTGTGCATCAACTGGACCAGATCCATATAGTCTGGTTCTGCTTTCTTGTGCAAGTTGTGCCTTAGTCTTTGGCTGTGCTCCAGATTGTGGAGTCTTTCCTGCTACCCCAGCACGTGCAGCGTTATACGCCTTAGCATCGTCAGCACCATCAATAGAAGCCTGTGGGTGAGGGCTGTTACGCTTCTTAGATCTAGAAAGGTTTACAAGGTCGTTCTCTTCCTTTGCTGCTACCTTGCGTTCTCCGTCAACGTATGCTTGAGCAGCCTTCTCTCCTGCCTTGCCTGCTTCTTTAACATCTGCAGGATCTTGACCATAGTCACTAATCCTTCTGCCTTTTCTACCATTTCTTTCGTTGTCACGGTATCTTCCGATCTTTACCTGATCGCCATTTTGAGTGGTGGCAAACTTTCCATCATCGCTGATTGTAAATCCTGCAGCCTTGGCTTCTGCCTTGCTGATTGTGTATCTTAGGTCATATGTTCCAGATGCAAGTTCGTCAAATGCTTTTGCTACAGTTGGGAACTTGCCTGCCAAGTCTCTTCTTACTTCTGCTTCGATCTGAGTAAACTGCTTCTGGTTGATTGTGTCGGTGCTAAGTGCTTGAACTCTTCTAGAAAGTTCTGCATCATAAATCTTTAGTTCGTCAGCAACCTCTGACATTTGAAGTTCAGCATAGTTGACGCTCTGGCTCCACTTCTGAATACCCCTCTTGTCAAAGTCTGCTAGGAAGTCTGCCTTAGAAACTGATCCGCCACCAGACATTCCCTTGTTTAGGGTCTGGCTTTGAGCAAATCCAAGACCAGATCCAGCCTGAACTGTCATGCCTGGGATAGCCTTTGCTAGAGCAGTAAGTCTTTGTCTGTGACCCTCTTGAAGGTTAGGGTTTGAATCTAGGAACTCTTGTGCCCCAACAGTTTGAGAATCCTTTACGTGGGCAAACTGTGGTCCAGAGTTTGCTGCTGACTTTGCATAGTATTGAGGTCTTAGGTTTTGACCAGTAGAGTTTCCCTTGTTTAGGAAGTCCTTGATGCTTCTCTCAGTTACAGTCTTTGCTTCTGAGATGAATGCTGTAAGTTCTCTAGTGACAGACTCTTGAACTGACTTTTCTGCTTTCGCAATCATATCCAGTTCTCTGCTGAACCATGCCTTGAAGCCTTCTGTATTTGCAGAACCGCTCTTTGACATAGCAGCACCAAGGAGACCATCGTTGTATCCTGGAAGGTTTCCTGCTACCATTCCTTGGATCAGTGGGGCGTACTTCTTTGCCATCTCCTTTGGAATGATGGCTTCGCCTGGGGTAAGCATTGCAGCAACGGTGTCTTTGTTTCCCTTTCCAGGAACCATGACAACACCAGAGTTATACTGCTTAGGTGTTCCTCCTGGTCTTGTTCTAGAGATTGCTCCTGCACCACTAAATCTAGATTGTGCAAGCAATGCTTGTTCGTATGAGGCTGCTAGTTGACCCACCGCTGATGCTTCTGAGGTAAATGTTTGAATAAGTCTTGAGTGTACCTGGTCAAGCGAGGCTGCTACGGCTGCTGCTTCTAGTTGTTGCTGAGTCATGTACTCGGTCTGAGAACCCAACTCTCCAGACTTCTGACCAGTCTTTTGGAAAATATTTCTTACAGCAGTGAATCCCTTGATGATGTTTGCAACACCGTTAGCCAAAAGACCGAAGGTCATGATTAGAACTGGACCCAGACCTGCCACAACTGCTGTTAGTCCAATGATGAACGATCTAGCACCCTCGTCAAGGTTATTAAACTTTTCAAGAATCTTTGAGCCAAACTCGATTACTGGAGTAACAGCCTTTAGGAATGCTTCTCCAACTGGAGCAAGAGACACCTTGATGTCTTCAATTGCCTTCTTGAATTTATACATCGGAGAATCTTCAATTCTCTTCATTTCTCGTTCAGATAGGATTGCAAGTTCTTCTGTAGTTGCGTTTGCTAGCGATAGAACTCTAGATGCCTGAGTTCCCTCCTGCACAACGTTCTTAAATAGGGTTGATAGACGTGCAAACTGGAACTTACCAAACAACTGTTCGATAGCACGTGCACGGTTTAGTGGGTCAAGGGTGTCTAGGGCTTTAGCAAACTCTACTACGGTTCCCTTAACATTTCCCTTATTTGCTTCTACAATGCCCTTTAGATTGACACCGAACCCCATAAGGAATTCAGATGCCTTTGCTGTTGGGTTAATCATGGATGCAAGACCAGACTTCAAAGCGTTAGCACCTTCAGATGCGTTGATTCCACCTTCCTTCATTGCTGTCAGGAAGAACGCTAGGTCTTCTACGTCTCCACCAAGTTGCTGAACAACTGGACCAGCCTTTGGAATAGCAATGGTTAGGTCTTCGATAGATGTTACGGTCTGGTTTTCAACTGCGTTAAGGAAGTTGATCTTGCCTGCTAGGTCTTCTGCTGCAGTTCCGAATGCATTTGTTAGTGAGATTGTTGTCTCTAGTGCCTGCTCTTGTTCTACCCCACCAAGAACTGCAAGACGAGTTGCTTCGCTTACCTGGGCAAGAAGGTCTGCACCCATCTTACCAGAGGCTGCTGCATCTGCAGCCAACTTCATGGTCTTTTCTACAGATACACCATACTTGGTAAACTCTTTTGCGAGCAACTGGATCTGACCAACCATTGCATCGGTTTCTTCTGTTGATGTGAAGATTTCACCGTATACACGCTTGAATCTGATTGCCTGCTCTTCTAGTTGCATGAATGTCTTTGCAGCAACTGAGCCAAGCATGGTCAATGGGATGGTAAAACCAACCATCAACTGGCGACCTGCCCACTGGGTATTCTTACCAAAGTTTAGAAGGTTTGTAGAACCCTGCTTAAGCAACTGGTTCAGGATTTGCTGCTTCTGTGCAGCAATGGCTGTTTTTGTTGCTAGGTTATCCATGTCAAGGGCTAGTGGTCTGACAGAGATAGCCTTCATGGCTCCGTTAGCGTCACGACCCATCTTGATGTATTGGGTCTGTAGGGTCTTTACACGCTCTCTCGCTACCTTTTCAATTGTATTGAATTCAGAGGAGAATAGTTTTCCAAAAGTCTTTGTTGATGCCCCAGCGTACTTGAAGTACTGCCCCATGGACATCTTGTTTTTTTCGAGTGCTTCCGTAAATGATTCTGTCGAGGTTTTGACAGTTTTCATTGAGGCAGAGAATTTGCCTGTAGCATTAATTGAATTTATTAGGCTCTGTTGAAGTTGAGCAGACTGGGCAGCAGCAGTTGCACTGCCCTTTGCCATAGATGAATGGAAGGCTGAGATTTGTCTTTGCAGATTCTTAAGATTCGCCAAAGCAGCAGCGGAATCAATATTAATCCGTATATTAGATTGGACTTCTTCAGCCATCCATTAACACCTCTTTATTTATTTGATTGTCTGAAGGAGTGGGCTGTCAGTAAGTTTGACACCCGATGCCTCTTCGACGATTTGGTACACAGTTGGAAGGTCTAGAAGATCTTCTAGTTTCGCAACGTCACCTGCCAGTTCTGGCTTGTACTGCTGCATTGCAATGCCAACACATTCCATAAGAATGTTCATTGACTTGTCGTTGTTATCTGCAACGTCTGCAATTGCCTCAAACTTGCTCATGAATGAGCGAAGCAGAGAAATTTTTAGTGGTCGTACCGAGATTGTTGATCCATCTAGTAGTGTAATGGTTCTCTCTTCGTTAACGGTTGTTGACATAATTGCCTCCTTGGATTGGTCTATATTATTATAACACACTGAGGTGTTTTTAGTTTAACCTAAATCTTCATAAGCAAGACCTAGACCGATTCCGAAACCAGCCTTTTGAGCATTTGCTCCTTGGAAAGCAAGAATGTCGTTTCCATCTTGAGCCTTGCCACCAGAGAATACTCTAGCCTTCATTTCTTCCCATGCATTAGAGTCTTTCTTGTTCTTTTCAATGTCAACACCCTGGATGGCTGCAGAGAACTTTTTGTCTTCGTATGACTCTTCTCTCTTTGCAGACAAGACTGCAGTTAGTTCTGGCATAGATAGAGATGTTTCAAGTTCTTCAAAGTCTTTCCAAATACCCAGCAAAAATGCCTCAGACTCCAGTTTTGCTAGGTCTAGAGTGTCCCATGACGACTCTGACTTTTCTGCTTGTTGGTTTACTGGAGTATCCTTTTCGCTATTTGCCATTTTGATTCCTGCTGCAACATCTAGGATCTCATACATGGTAGGCAGGTCAACCAGATCCTCTAACTGTTCTGCTGTTGTTATCTCTGGTCTAAACTGCTTCATCATGCTAAGGACACACAAAAGAATCATGTATATTGCATCTGCGTCTGTATATGCTGACTTGACTTTGTCGAAGTCTATCATGAACTGTCTCAGGTACTTTATCTTGAGTGGGGTAACGTAAAGTTCTGATCCATCCATTAGCGGTATGTTTTTTGTAGAATATACTGTAGTAGCCATAGTCTATTGTACCAAAAAATAGAATTGCCCACCTCCAAAAGGAGATGGGCAAAACTCTATATTCAGTTATAAGTTGCTACTAAGAAGCAGCAGGGATAGTGCGGTCTACGATCTTACCGTAAGCAGCGTTGTCGTTTGGAAGCAAACGGAACGATACTTCGAACATTGTAGCCTCGTCACGCTTTGCACCAACTGTAACGCTCTCGATAGAGAGTGCACGGTACGCAACGTAAACACGTTCCTTCTGTAGATCTGGAGCACAGTCACCTGTGCCTGGACCAACTGCAACTAGACCACGCTCTACTGGACATTCACCGATGTCACCAGCAGATAGGGTAAGAGCAGACGAACCAGCACCGATACCAGTACCTGTCACAGCGTTTAGGTCTGTGTCCTTTGCAGCAAGTGCAAAGAGTAGGTTTTCTAGTGTAGACTCTGCGAAGGTCGTGTTCATGTTGACCTGCATTCCTTGCTTGTAAAGTTTTGCAACGTCAAGCAATTGGTCAACAGCAACTTCACCAAAATCAGGCTGGAACTGTAGTTCCAATCCGTTCATGGTGTATCCGACGTTGCGGAAGCCCTCCTCGTCAGCAAGTGTCTCACGGTATGAGTCACCAGCAACGTAAGCAGGGAGTAGGTCGTCTGTTAGGTTGCCATCTTCGTATGTGAAGAGAGCAGCAGCACCAACGATAATGTTGGCGTTAGAACCTCTTGTATATGCCATAATTTTTCACCTCATTCTTTTTATGGAGTTTTGGGCGTGTTTCCTCATTTATAAGTATACAGCCCTTTTATGAATTAGTTATAGCATTGTTTGATTGTACGTACCATTTCCATTTGAACCCTTTGGGTATCCCTTGGCATGGTAGTCGTAGTCAATAATAATCTTGTTACCAGCAAAAGTTCTGGCAGTTCCAAAGTCCACGATATCCCTAGTTTCCTCTAGTTGGAAGATTTTCATGTTGTGGAAGTACACTGGGTCGAAGTCTGCTCCAGCGAAGGTGACTACTCCGTTGACAACCTTTGACTGAATCCATGCGTTTAGATCTTCTGCAGATTCGTCTCCTCTATCTAGTAGGTCATATACCAACTGAGAGATCTCCATCATTAGTTCTGAGTCACCCTGTGTCTTGTAGAAGTAGTATAGTAGTTGTTCTGACTTAATGTGTGGGAATGGGGTTCTGCGATACTTAAACATTCTATCGTATACCGCAAAAGTTCCCTGGCTTGTTGGAAAAGTTTCTGTCAGTGCATCTATGTCTGTTGGAGTTGTTGGGAAGAATGGGATGTTTATCTCGTCAGCAAAATATGAGCCTATCTTCTCTTTTAGGTAGTTGTTTATAAAGATTGGTGGGTATGTCTTTGCCATTATGCGTTTCCTCCGATGCCAGCGTTTACTATCCAGCGGTATCCTGTGGACAAGCCCTTTGCTCTTCCACCAGTTTTGCCAGCCCTAAAGTTCTTCTTAAAGATAGTTGGACTCTCTAGATAATCCATTATACCCGATGCTCTAAGAAATGATTGCCTAAACAAAACATTAAAAAATTCATCAAAGACTCTTTCGTATGATCCAACTACCTGAGAACCTCCTGGGTTTTCAACCTTTATTGGACCAGCAGTAAAAACCTGGTCTCCGCTATCCGAAGTAAATGATAGTACGTTAGCCTTCTTAGGCACAATTGTGACTGGCACCCCATTCTCCATGATTCTTGCCTTGTCGTAAAACGGTGTTATTGATCCAGACTTTACGGTTGTTGATTGTCTAAATGTTGAGTTTACTGATAGACCTGTTCCAGATACTGTGTAAGATATGTCGAATAGTCTCGCTGCAGGACTTCCTGTCTGGTGCCATTCGTAGACGTGATGTAGGGC